TAGCGGTGTTTTACGCCCAGACTGCGCAATCGAACTCTATGCAGCTAACTCATAAGCCGTTAATATAAGGGGGTAACGCAACCCCCTTTATTCTTATGCCATACGGAAAAGGAACATACGGTTCTAAGGTAGGCAGACCTCCTAAAAAGAAAAAGAAAAAGAAAAAGTAATGGCAAAAAAGAAAGGACTCTACGCAAACATCCACGCAAAGCGTAAGAGAATAAAAGCTGGTAGTGGAGAAAAGATGCGCAAGCCTGGAGCTAAAGGCGCACCTACCGCTGCTAATTTTAAGCGTGCAGCAAAGACCGCTAAGAAAAGGAAAAAGAAGTAATGGCACTTAGTCGCACCAGTTTTTTGCAAGCAGTAAACAGAGTTCTGCAAATGCTTGGGGAAGCACCTGTCAACAGTTTGCAAGGTCAGTTTGGTTTAGCAAAACAGGCAGAGGATTCTCTTAATGATGTGAGCAGAACTTTACAAACAGAAGGTTGGTCGTTTAATACAGATTTAGAAAAAACTTTGGAACGCAACTCGTCTAACGAGATAGAGTTATCGAGTAATGTAAGTCGAGTTGTAGTTGATAATTTGGAATACCCAGACATAGATGTAGTGCAACGAGGAGACAAGTTATACGACAGAAGAAATAATAGATATACATTTGACGAAGATTTAATAGTTGATATGACAACCATTCTTGAGTGGGATTTTCTCCCCGAACACGCAAGGCAATATATAACTATTAAGGCAGGAAGGCAATTGCAGGAAGCGATTATTGGATCTTCTGATCTAACTAAGTTAAATCTTACACAAGAACTAGAGGCTCGTAGTGCGTTCCTGGAGGAAGAGACTAGTAAGACAGAACATAGTATGTTGCGAGGTAACTTAAATAGAACAAGCCCTATCAATACTTACATTCCTTCTCGCACACTTGAGCGTTAACCATGCCACTAATTAGCAGTTCTATTCCTAACCTTATTAACGGAGTAAGTCAGCAACCAGCAGCACTACGCCTAGCATCACAGGCAGAAGAAGTAATTAACTGTATGCCTAGCCCTGTAGAAGGCTTAAAGAAACGACCTCCCATGCAACACATTAAAAAATTATTTGCAGGATCAGCAGGAACAGGTAGGCCATTTACGCACATTGTTGATAGAGATGGAAATGTTCGGTATTTAATTTTTATACAAGATACTGCTATAAAAGTATTTGATTTAAACGGAAACCCAAAATCAGTTACTTATGCTGGTAACGTATTACAGTATTTAGATTGCAGTAACACAGGAGATCCTAGCTCTTCATTTAGGGTTGCTTCTATTGCTGACTTTACATTCATAGTTAACAGAGAGAAAACTGTCGCTATGGATACTGCTAACTCATATAATTGGGGTACAAAGTCAATGGTATTTATAAAATCTGCTGACTTTTCAACTACATATAGAGTAAAGCTAGACGCTGATGGAACTGCCACAGAAAAAACTTTTACAACTGGCAATTCTTCTGGCTCTGCGCCAGATACTATAGCTATTGCTAATAACTTAGCTACGCAATTAAACAGTATTCCTGGTTTTACTGTTACAAATACTGATTATATAATTAGGATTACAAAAGATAATGGAGGTGCATACCTCTTAGAAAGCAGTGATACTAAAACAGGAACTGCAACTTCAGCAATTAAGGAAACTGTCAATAGTATTACTGACTTGCCTACTATTGCGGAACATAACTTCACAGTAAAAATACAAGGTTCTGCTGCTACAGCCTTTGATGATTATTATGTAAAGTTTGAGACCACCGCTGGTAGTGGTTTTGGTCCAGGAGTATGGAGAGAAACTGTTGCACCAAATATAAATTTTCAATTTGACAAGTCAACTATGCCTCATGTGTTGGTAAGAAATGCTAACGACACATTTACTTTTCAGCAATTTAATTACACAGGGCGCATAGCAGGAGATTATACAACTGCACCTAACCCTACATTTGTGGGTAGTAAAATTAAAAACGTAAATTTATTTAGAAACAGGCTTGTATTTTTAGCAGATGAAAACGTAATACTTTCAGCAGCAGATGCCTTTGAAAGATTTTTTCCAGAGACAGTGCAAACAGCCCTAGACTCTGACCCTATTGATATTAGCTCTGGTGGTACATCAGTTAACTTTTTAAACAGCAGCCTTTCGTTTGCTAATACATTATTGTTATTTAGTTTGCATGGTCAATTTAGATTAGATACAGGTAGCACAACAATAGGAACATCTCTTACACCCAAAACTGCAACTATAACTGCAATAACTACATACGATATTATTGACACTGTTGACCCTATAGGTGTAGGTCGAACAGTTTATTTTGGAATCCCAAAGGGAGACTTTAACGGTTTGCGTGAATACTTTTTGCCTGATGCTAGTGGACCAATACCATTGTCAGAGGAAGTAACATCTTCTGTGCCTAGGTTTGTTCCTGATAATTTAGTTAGTATGTCTCATTCTGTATCAGAAGAAGCCATTACAATGATTAGTAAAGATGAACCACGCAGAATATATTTATATAAATTCTTCTTTGATGATGACCAAAAACTACAGTCATCTTGGTCGTATTGGGAAGTAGCAGCAAACAAAACATTGTTAGGTGGAAATGTTTTAGATAGTGATTTATATACTTGTGTTGAATATTCAGATGGTGTGTATTTAGAAAAAACACAGCTAAGACCTGAGACTGTAGATAGTGGTACAGAATTTGAGGTGCTACTAGATAGAAAAACTACAGAGGCTGCTTGTTCTACATCTCTTATAAACTCTGGTGCATTAGGGGTACAGACTGTAATAACCTTGCCATATCCTATGGCTAATACAGGAACAATGGCAGTAGTAGGCAGGTTTGATTCTAATAATACTATTGCTCATGGACAGGTTATAAAAGCTACAGCTGAAACTTTGACAGGTGGTGCGGATGGCAATGGAACTATGACAGTACTTGGAGATTTAACTAATGCTAAATTTTTTATAGGAGAAACATATAATATGACATACGAATTTTCTACGCCATATCTAAAAGAAACTCCTCCAGGTGGAGGCTTGGCTGTAGTTGCTGGTCCAAGGTTGCAGCTACGCACATGGAGTTTAATATTTGACGAGACTTCTAATTTTAGTGTCAAAGTTACACCAGCACAGAGAGATGAACTTACATATACTTTTAATGGTTACAAGATTGGTAGTGGTCAGTTCCCTATAGGCACGCCTTCTTTATCTACAGGTAAATTTAGAGTGCCTGTAATGGCGCAGAATACACAAGCAAAAATTGTACTGTTTAGTGATTCTCCGCTACCCTGTAGGGTACAGTCAGCAGAGTGGGAAGGATGGTATCAAGAACGAGCGTCAAGATTATAAAGGCACATCAGAGGCCAGCAAAGA